CCCAACAGGCTGCTGAGCGCGCTCCGCCGCACCTGCTCCTGGGCGGAGGGCGAGAGCGTCGCCGGGTCGGCGACCGAGGTTTGCTGCTTGCCGCGCGACTGGCCGGGCTTGCCGCGCTGCTCCACCGGGTCGGGCACCGCCACCGTCAGCGAGCTGACCACGCGAATCACCTCGCACGTGGCGCTGAAGCGCAGCGCGCTGCGGCCCACCTCGCGCGAGCGGTCGAACGACAGGTTGGACAGCGCAACCGAATCGTAGATGTCGAGGCCGGTGACCAGGCGCACCGGCAGGCAGTCGGCCACCACCTGACACAGCGCCGCGTACACCGACCCGACGCGATCGAACTCCTCGGTGAAGGCCAGCGCGTTCACCGCGAAATACGTGCGTCCCGAGCGGTCCTCGTTGTAGCGCTCGGCCGCATACTTTCGCCGCGGCCGCTGCACGGCAAGCGCCTCAATCCCGAGCGCCCCCGGCAGCGTGATCACCGCGTTGACCTGGCCGGGCAGCCCGAAGTCCGAAGGCTCGCCTTCGATCTCCTGCGATAGCGGCGCCACGCGCAGGCCGGGCACGGTGGTCACGTCGATGAAGCCGGCGTCCTCGATGGCGCGCGCGCCGCCGGCGTGCGACAGCGGCATCTCCGTCGGGTGATTGGTTACGAAGCCCTCGATCTGCACCTCGCGCGGCAGCGGCCGGATGTGGTCGACGATGTCCGTGCCGCGCTCGACCGGGTGCTTGGTGACCTCGGCCCTGACGTTGTGCTTCTCGCTGATCGAGACGTCGATCCAGATCGAGCCTATGGTGAGGTTCGCAGCCATCAGCTGCCGCCTCGCCGGCCCACTGCGGCGATCTGTGCCTTGCGGTCGTCGGCCAGGGCCTTCTGTACGACCCTCGTGATCTTCGCTTCGTCGCCGCCCTGGATGATGATGGTCGGCGCGGCCGCATTGACCGGCACGACCACCGGCGACGGCGCGCCGCCGCCACCAGCTGCTGGCGCACGCAGCACGCCGTAACCCTCGCCACCCATCGTCGCCGGCGCGACGCCCGTCGGCACGGCCGAAAACGAGCGCGGCCCGTACTGCCGCTCGCGCTCGCGCTCGGCCGCCGCCGCCGCCCGCTGCTGCACGCCCGCTGCGCGCTCCGCCAGTTGGTCGCGCTGCCGCCGTGCGAGCCCTTCGGCGAACGTTTCTTCGATTTCTGCGTCGTCTTGCCCGATGAGCCCAGCGGCTTGACCCGCGGCCCTTCCAACCTGGTACACGAGCCCTGGCGGTGTGTACTTGAGCAACCGGATCATTTTTTTGATGAGCTGCTCGACCGCCCAACCCGCGTTGTCGGCGCCGGCCGCGAACGTTTCCCACACCGCGCGCGCGTCGAGACCTGCAAACTCTTGCCGAATGGCAGCGATGCCCGCCCGGATTTTCTCGACTGCAGCTGCGGTGGTGCCATCACCGAAGAGGCCGTCGATGACGTCGCGTATCACCGACTCGCCGCCCTCGAGCGTGGTCCACAGCTCGTCGACCAACAGGATCAGCGCGCCGACGGCGAGCGCCGGCAGCACGAACGCACCGTAGAACTCGAGCGCCAGCACGCCGGCGACGACCGCCAGCGTGTACATCGCCGACTCCAGGATGCGGCTGCTCTTGGCCATCTTGCTGAACCAGTTCACGGCGTCGCGCGCGAAGCGCACGAGCTTCTCGATCACCGGCACCACCTTCTTGGCGGCGTCGATGCCGAGGGTCTTCAGCTGCGCCTTGAGGGCCTTCGTGGCGTTCGCCATGCCCTCCGAGGTCCGTGCCGCATCGCCCTGCGCTGCCGCCGACGAGGCTATGATCGCCGCGTACCGCAGCTGCGTCTTCTCAGCGACGGTCATCTGCGTGACCTTCTTTTTGATGCCTTTCTGGTGCGCGAGCTCCTGCAGCGCGGCCTCGTTGATCACGATGCCGTACTTCTTGAGCGACTCCATTTCGCCGGTCAGGCCCGAGCGCAGCGCCTGCATGGCCTGCTGGTCGGTGGTGTTGAAAAAGGAACCCAGATCGACCGCCAGCTCGGACAGCGACTGCGCCATCTGCTGAGCTTCTTCGCGCGACTCGGTTACCGGGCCGAGCACGGCGCCCAGGCCCGAGGCGTACTGCTGCAGGTCGTACTTCGAGCGCCCCATCGCGGCGCCCATCGTCTCGGACCACGTCTCCACCTGCGCGCTGCCCTCGGGCCCAAACAGCTGTGTCAGGGCCGACCGCGTCTCGTTCGCGTCGGACGCGAGCGTGGTGTACTCCTTGAGCAGCATGGAGATGCCGGCCTGCGCGCTGAACCGCTGCAGCATGCCGAGGGCCTGGCCGAGCATGCCGGTGTTCTTGGTCGCGTCCTGGGCCTGCTTGCCGAGCTGGCCGAGCTGGGCGGCCTGCTGCTTGGTCGCGGCCGCGCCCTGCGTGATCTTACCCTGCAGCTGATCGTACGCCTTCGAGGCCTTCTCGTACGAGGCCTTGTCGATCGTGAAGCCGAGCAGCGTGAGGAGCTCGCGAACGATCATCGCCGCGCTCCCTGGGGGTGCCTCGCCGCCTCTGCCAATCGCTCGAGCTCGTCATACATATCTAACACGTCGTGCGCCTCGTAGAGATCGTCGAGCGACCACTGGGTTTGGATGTCGATTAGGCCGTCGGCATAGTGCCTGCTGGTGGCGACGCGGTGGATGTCCCAGTCGACGTCGGCTGGGGCTGCCACTTCGACAAAACCTGCATGACTTTTGCGAGCAGGTCGTTGCCGCTCGCACCGCCGAAAAAACTGGCGTAGTTCACCTCGCAGCACGCCCGCAGCCACGTCATCAGCTCGTCGTAGCGGCCCGCGAAATGGTCGTCGAAAATGTTCGACAGCTTCAGCTCGATGTCGCGCGACTGCACCACAACCGTGTACTGCGCGAATTCATCGCAGATGATGCCCAGGTCCTCGTCGTTGAGCCGCGAGCACAGGTCGTGGATGCCGTCAGCAATGCCGAGCGCCAGTGCGGCATCCAGGCCCGCCCGCCCGCGGCCCAGGCCACCGACGAACGAGCCAGCGCCGGGCCCGAGCAGGCGCACGATCCGCACCAGCAGCGCGCGGCCACGCTTGGTCGGCAGCTGCGTGATGCGGTACGTGGTGGCGCCTATGCGCCGCTCTTTGGATTCGATCGCCATGCATCACCGCCCGCCGATGAACGATGCGAGCGAGGCGTCGGCCAGGTCGATCTTCCACTCGATTGTTTGGATGGTCTTGCCCAGCGTGACGCTGGGGTACGCGGCAACCCAGGCACGCTCGCTGCCCACCAGCATGCGGCCGTTGAGGTCGCGCGCCTGGAACATGCCGGCGCCGGCGCCGTTCGTGGCCAGCAGGTCCGCCTTCAGCAGCGCGGTCAGGCGGTCGTTTGCGGCCGCCGTGTGCGCATACGTCAGCGTGATATGCGCCAGGCCGTTGTTGGTCGCGGCGCGGCTCACCTCGCCGTCGGCGCCGACGAATGGGATGAACTGGTCTTCCTCCCACTCGAGTTGCATCACCTCGTCCTCGCCGTAGCCGCCGTCGCTCAACGGCACGGCGTTGAGCGAAATCGCGAGGTCCTTGATGTTCCAAGCTCTCATCTGGGACATGGCTTCACTCCGCCGCCACTAGGACGGTCCCTCTGATCAGCACCTTGTTGATTGCGCCCTGCAGCACGAACTGAAACCGCACGTCGCGCAGCAGTCGGATGACCTTGTCGTTCGGATCGACGTCGGCCACTGCGGGCGCCGAGGTCCACCAGTCCTGCGCCGGGTCGACGATCGTGGCCGTGATGCCGGCCAGAATCTGCGCGTCGACCTGCGAGCGCACGAGCTGGATGCCCGAATCGGTATATGGAACCTTGTCGTTGTTGGCCATCATCGAGACCACGCGCTCCTGCAGGCGCGTCTCGAACCAGTCGATGCCGTGCGTGATGTCCGCGAAGCGCCCGGACGCCGCGCGGCCGTCGAGCGTGAAGCCGATGCGCTTCACGGCGACGTAGTAATTGCCGTTCTTGGCCTTGAGGTGCCCGCGCTCGGTGTCGGACAGCGTGGACATGTCCACGAGCGACAGCGACTTGTTCGCCCAGTTGGCCGAGCCCGGCGCCTTGGGCAGCATCTTGCCCGCCCAGGCCGTGCACGCCCACTGCTCGGACGCGCGGTGGTGCCAGAGCGGCAGGGTGCGGTGCAGCGTCGCCGCCTGCAGCTGCGTCAGCACGTCGGTGGTCGCCGCCGTCTTGCAGTCGGCGTCCTGCGTGGTCGCGAAGAACAGCATCGTCTCCTGCGCCTCGGCCCACGACGCAGCCGCGAGGATTTCCTGCGCGCCGACCGAATCGATCGCCAACCCGTACCAGTCGGCGTCGTATGCCCAGATCGCATTGAGGTCGTCCTCGATGCCCGGGTCGGTGGTGATGTCCGCGTACGTGATGTTGCCCGTCGAGCACGAGAAGCTGTGCCGCACGCCGTCGGTCTGGCCCGTCACCGTGACCTCGGTGGCGCCGGCGACGGCCACGACGTCGGCCAGGTCGACGTGCGCATTGATCGCGGCCGCGATGGCGGTGCAGGCCTGCGCAACGGTGCCGGCGGCCGCAACCGTCGCCTCGAGGTCGACGCCATCGACGGCGAACTCGTAGTCGCTGCCCTCGGCGGCAACGCTGGGCGTGAGTTCGAACTCCTGCTCGGCCAGCGTGTCGCGCTTGCCGATCTTGAACTGCGTGGGCGACGGCGTCTGGCCCTTCAGCGCCTTCGCCTGCTGGTACACCGGGTGCGTAAGCGGCACGTCGAGCGGCGCCGTCACGAGCTCGACCAGCTCGCTGAACGTGCGCACACGCTCCGGCCAAAAGTCGTGCGCTGCCGCTATCAGCGGCGTGCCGAATCCCTGCTGGGACACGGCCGCGTCTCGAATGTCCACCTGCGTCTCGATGACTTCGCTGGTTGTGCTCATGATTGCCTCCTACGGCGGGAGCGGCGGCGTGATCTCTGGCTCGATGACGATGGGCGTCTCGACGTCGATGGCGGTGCCACCGATCTCGACGTGCTCGATGACGCCGACGTCGTCCTCCACGCCCTCGGGCGCGGTCACGGTCGTCACGTACCCGAGCTGCAGCGTGAGCACTGCCTGCGACTCATCGCGGTGGTCGCGCGGCAGGTCGGTGTTCGGGATCACCCGGCCGATGTCGAGCACCGAAATCCCGAGCGCGGTGAACAGCTCGTAGCTGGACGGCAGGTCCAGCATCACCGCGAGCGCATCGAGCATGACGTATGCCTTGCCCGCCGCGCGCTGGTCGCGCGTGGTCACGGTGATCGACCAGCTGCAAGCACGCTGCGCGCTCACCACCGGATGCACCTCGCCGTCGACGTCCGGGTCCGGGTAGCAGACCTGCGGCGACATGCCGTCGCGCGCACGGTGGTCGAACAGGCGCAGGTCGATCTGCGGGAACGTGCGCATGCCGACCGCCGCGCTGTCCCAGGCGACCAGGTGCGCCGGCGTGACGGTCATCGCCACGACCCAGCCCTTCAGGCCGTCCTCGAGGGCCTGCCAGTCCATCAGGCGGCCCCTTGCTGTCGTACGGTGCCGACCGCGCCGAACTCGACCTTGTACGTGATCGAGTTGCGCAGCTGCCCGGTGTCGATCAGCGGCTTCGAGCTGCGCTTGCGCGCGATGGTGGAGGGCTTGTTGGGCGGCGCGATGCCGTTTGCGATGCGCTGCTTGATCAGGCCCACGACGTACTGGCCGAGCAGCTCCATCGCCGGCTCGAGCGCGAACTTGCCGAGCAAGTAGCCCTGCGTGAGCAGCACCTGCCGGCGCGC